TATCATTACGATGATTCTTAACCATAGTGTATGGTCCGTGATCTTTAATTTCTTTGTAGTAACTGCTAGAATGTTTAGGATGACAATAACCGCATTTGAAATTGCATTCGTTACCAAAACTAATTTCAATATACTGAGGGTTTACAGGAGCTAACGGATTGGCTTTAATAGCCCCGAGCCTTTCTTCAGTATAGATACTTGCGTTGCGTTCTTTACGATCGCTAATATACTCTTCTCCCATTGCTTCGATATTCCAGCAATAGTTACAGCCACTAGGCTTTTGGCCTGAGATCATTTCTGCTCGTTGACTGATCTTTTCTTTGGTGTTATGTAATGCGCTAGGGTCAACAGCTATTTCTTCTAAAGGAATTTTATGAGGGGCGGGATGATAACAACTGTGTGTTTCTCCTGTCTGTAGATAGATGGTCGTGTGGTGCCATTTCGCCAAACAAAATGTCGGACTAATCTCATTCATTATTGGAATGTATTTTTGTATGCGGGCTTTATCGTCCAAATCTTTCTCTCAGCCAATCAAAATCGTTAATCATTTTCAATGCTTCGTTGTTGTCTTTGTTTTCTAATCCGTATTGTTTACCTTGTACAGCACCTTCGATGGCGTCTCTGCCAAACGGTCGATCAATCCCTCTAGTACACCAGACATTTAATCTATAGTTTGTATCTGCATCATCCTGTCGATCAATAGTCTTGCTGGCCAGCTTCACACATTCTCTAAATGCACTTTTCCATGTATTAAAAGCATCCACATTGAAAGCGGTAATGTTACTGATCTCTGGCATTGCTTTGAACAGTGACGAGATGCTGGTAGTCATATCGGGCTTAGAAACATCCATGTTTTGTGTTAGGCTCTTGGGCAATAGTTTTACACCACCATAACCATATTCTAGATCATTAATGGGATTCATACTGCGCCATACATGTACATTTTCTAAATCATATTCGCTGACTACATGATCAAAATTAAAGGTATCCAGTATCTGTGCGTCAGCATCCACTACCCAAAACATTTTTGTAAATGCTTTTTTTGCAGCCGCAATATGTGCTTGATGTATGCCTTTGATTCCTTGAACTCGTTGAGCATAGGGGAATCTCGCTTTTAGGCGAGAGAAGTTTTCATCTGCTTGCGGTTCGTTATAACTGATAAAGATTATATCGTATCTCATTGCTTGTAATAGGTCAATCCTAGGTTAATAGTTTCGTCATATAAATCTAACATATATTTGCTCTGCTGCGGAGTAAAATCAGGCCAATCTAAGCCTAGATTTACTTTTATCTTTTCGCCTAGCTCAACGATGTCATGTTCTATATTATCATGATCAATATTCTGTTCATACATACTTCTTAAGATTTCAAAATCTCTAACATCAACATAGTTCCAGTCTGTGCAATTAGTCATCCATGTGCCCATGCGAGCACCAAGGATCGCATACAAACCATTTTCTTCGTGTGATCCAACTGTGGACCACATGCGCAATCTATGAATATTATGCCACCAGACACGTTCTTTAATTTCCATGGGTGATATTTTTTCGCCGTCGAGTAATGTCATTTTAACACCTTCACGGAATCCCGCACGCCACGATTGAAATGGAGAGCCCGTAATAATACTGTCGCTGTAGGTCACTGGAAAATTACGATATCCATCTTCCCAGCAAAAATCAACCTGTGCGCGATCACTTTCGGCTGCTTCGTGTGTGCGCATATTCAACACAAAGTCTTTCTTCCAAATTTTAAGACCTCCGTTACCATAGCGTAATCCGTTAATATTGTTACGACCACACCAACCATATACTTGTATTTTAGGATCCGTCATGTCAAGTTCTAAATCAAAAAATTTAGGATCTACAATATTGTCAGCATCTACTGTGATGAACCATTCGGTGTCTGATAAGTTTGCGGCCGCCTTATGAGCCGCATCTGAACCTTTAATACCATGTACACGTTTTGCCCAGGGTGCCTTTGTCAATAGGTCAGCATAATGCATGTCAGCATTAGGTTCGTCATAACTAAGAAATACAATATCAAATTCTACTATTTTCATTTTATATCAATTAAGTAATTTTTAAAAATACGTCTCGTATAAAGACTAAAATTTTTTGGTGCATCTATATTATTAATTGTTTTTGATCTATTAGATATAATATCTGATAAAGTAATCGATAACATTTCGTATAATATATTAGGATCATTGTAATCAGTTAACAAAAAATCCATCTTGGTTTCACCATCCCAGAATATTTTTCTTTTTTTAATTGATTGAAACTTCTTAGCTAATTTTTTTGTTCCTGATAATTCTTCTGTCAATTCAAACTTCATTGTTTTCTTTTTTCTATTGTAAGTTATATAGACATCGGGTTTTTCAAAGTCTACATGTTGCTTTTCTGTAATACGATGCAATACGTCGTCTATTTTATTGACGCTTTTTATTTCAGCAATCTCTAATGTGTTTGATGTTAGGTCAACAAAACAATTTGATAATAATATTTTTCCTTCTATTATAAATTCAGCAGTTTCCCTATCTATGATTATCTTATTAGGTTTATCAGCAAATGCATGACTAGGTCCTACACTATATACCGATCCGCTGAGTGGGTCAAACAAAGCCATATATTCTGGTTCTGGCACGCTAAAATCAATTAAAAATTGATCGCTATCGATTATTTTTTCCATGCGATTTCCTCTAACATGTTTACTACCTCAACGGTTATTTTGTCTTTTTCAACGTAATGCACAATATCATGTTGTTGATAATTACCTATTTTTAATTGACCTTTTTTATTGAGATAAAATCCCACATGATCGCTCCATGCGTTAGCTGGCCAGGGCCAATTTTGAATCATTGGTTTCATGTGTACTATGCGTGGAAATTCCAATTCATAACTTATAGAATCATCAATACCTAATATTTTTGCACTTAGGGCAAATGCTTCATCGGTTCCCACTACCTTTGGTTTGTATTCTGCTAAAAATAAATTTGAAAATTCTTTAGGATTTTTAATAATGTATCTACCCAATGTAAAAAACTCATTAGACAACGCTGAATCTTTTTTAAAGAACGTGTAAAAACTATAAAGATTTGATAACTTATTTCTTGTAAATGCACGTCGATAAAAGTTATCAACGACTAATTCTCCTCGATATGTATAACTTTTGTTAGCAACATATAGTTCAGAATTTTGAATAAAATAATCGATCCAATGGCTACAGTCACGCATGAACAGCATGTCTGCGTCTAGACACACAGTATATTCAAACGGCGTTAATTGATCCATCCATGAGCGACCGTCCCAGAATGTTTCTCGATTCCATTCTATTACATGATCAAACACCCAAGACGATTTTAATTCAGATATTTTTTTAGGATTGTCTGTTACTATAGCAACTTGATCATAACCTGGTTTCTGAGTGTTTTTTATAGTTAATGCTAATGCATAGGCTAACTGTGTATAGTCTATTTCATCATGTTCGGCAACAACGATCAGATATCCAAAATTCATGTTAATTCCAATAGCTGTTGAGCGTTTCTTATCAAACTTTGTTTATTCATTATATGCACGTCTGTATTTTTTATCGCAGCGGCACAAAAGACTCCATTCAGCATAGGACTAACTAAGAAAGTTAATTTTCCTGTAATGTCAACTGAATGTAAAATATCTTTGTCTAGGGCAGATAATACCGGAGGCAGACTGGGCGATGCCTGTGTTTCAAATCCGTCTAGTATATGTTTAGCCACGCTGAAAGAAATGTCGTTTCTATACTGCTGTACATCAAATCTAAAAAGATCACCGTAGTATCGATAATTGTCTTTTACATAATTAACCATATTAAAATATGCACGACTTTTTTTATTCTTGGTAAACATCACTGTTGTAGCCCAATATAAATGCACTCCGGTTTCTGAAACATATCTATCATGAAATCCTAATCTTTTTTGATCATAGATATCATTTATAGATTTTGATATGAGAACATCTTCGTCTATGTCCCAATATTCATTTAAAAGATTTGAAAAAATTAAATAATCGCTGTCTAACAACAATGTTCTGTCATAGGGCGTAAGATCACAAGCATTGGCTCGATTAAGATTTACAAACGGCACTGTGGTATTATTAACTCCGTCGTGCAATCTTCGTTGGTTGTCTGTTTTTGGTTTTTCTACTAAAATTATTTGATCGAATAGTTTAACTGCTGAATCATATATCTTTGAAGTTTTCATCCATGCTATTGTAGATTCGTCGGTAACCAATGACACTGGTACTTCAAGATGTTTTTTAACTAGACCGCCCGATATCAAAGACATCAGAGCATAATCGATATCTCTATTATTATGAGCAAAAATTAAAGCGCCACGTGTCATAGATCTAATAATTTCTCAACACTTCTGCTTTTCTTTAAATTTTCAAACTGTTCGTAGTATTCGAGGGTGGATGTGAAATATCTATCTACTATTTCGTCTTTGAATATTTCCAAATCTTCTACCATTATTGGATTATCGTTAATATCTAATAAAGGAACACCGTGCGTTCTTCCTTGATCTATCAGCATTTGGACGAATACAATTAAAATTCTGTCTATTTTAAATATTCCACCATTATATCCGTAGGTTAATTTGGCTTCGATTTTTTCTTTAAGAGTCCTTTTCTGGATCGAAAGGGTTTGTCGATAGTTGGCAAAATCTAGTGCCTGTTTGAGTTGTGCATCCATGTAAACTCCTAATCATTATATTAGCAGTTTATATTTATTGCAGATTGTGTCGGGTAAAAAATTTATGGTGTTATTGCTGATACGGTCACAATAGGTGATTCTACTACAAAGGAGCCTGTGCCCACAGGTTGAAGAATACCGGTGGCTTCTAAGGTAGAAACTGTAAGGCTGATTGTTCCGGTAACCTTATCTACATCATCTGGAACATCTAAAGGAAAATTTCCCGGGTCCACATATCCATCAATCCATTCTGATTGAAATTCTATATCAGCCGAGGTTCCAAGACTGTTATCAGCGACATCGCGACATCTTGCTGTGATTCTCCATCTATTCGCTGTGTAAGGACTAGAATATGCAGTTGATGTCCACTCTTGAAAAGTGCTGGTCAATCTATAAAAATTCTCTCCGTTTAGTGTTCCTACTCCTGTGGTGGGTTTGTTTCCTCCAAAGGCTTTGGTAGCGGCTGTGGACAACAGAGTAGTCCATGCAAGATCCTGTGCTCTTGTTGTGCTTCCACTTCTCGAACTGTTGAATCTAATTTCACCGCCACTGTTAAAAAAATGTCTTGCATTAGCAGCAGAAGTGAACTGAACACGTATTGTGCTTCTAATTGTTGTGCTCCATGAAGCACCGTATGTGCCCGGCCATGTTTCAGACACTGTGCCTTTGGTTGTGGTAAAAGATTGGCCAGCACTTACATTAAATCTGTTAGCAACGATAGTATTGGCAAAATCATCATACTGTGTAATTGGATGTCTTGTTGTTGAGTTTGCAGCAGTCATCGCTGAATATGCCACTGCTCCTGATCCGGTTATTGT